CCTAGCCCAGGTACATGAAGAGTGTTGGTTCTCAAGCCAACACCGCTTCACCGCTCAGCCTGAAGTGCGGAAAGCCACCAAGATGGCTAAACAGGTGCCTTCTCATCATAGAGAAGCATTTTACCACCCAAGATGGATGGTCTACTGAAGGAAATCTTCAGTGATGGACCTGAATTCATCAGGTTCAAATGTTGGAGATCTGAACCAACATAAATCCAACCAGAGAAACCTCTGGTGACCTTCTTTTCAAGGTCAGCAACAGACTTAAAGTTCTGTTTTCCCTTCTTAAACAAGAGGGTATATTCCTTAGTGTTGAACTTAGGAATGACGTTACGCCAGTAACGTTTACTATCCTTCAACCATTTGTTAAAGGTTCTGGGCTCACGCCCAGCCTTTCCCTTGAGGAAAGCCTGAAAGTTGAGAACTCTCTCAACTTCCTCTGCAAGAGACGACAGAGGTACAAATCCAATTCTGGATGCTTCATTTCTTAATGAAGAAAAATCATACCTATTGGTATAAGGATCCGCTGGGACCTCCAGTGAATACACTTCACGAAGAAGTGTAATGACGAATTCGTCATTATAAATAGAGTTACCAGTAACTCTCTTCTCTCCGGGAACAGCTCTCCGGAAAGACTCAAACACTTGTTTGAGAACCCCAGAAGTATCTGAGGAAAAACCATGCTTAACGCGATGGTTTAATGAGGATACCTCCTCAAGGCGGCAATATCTTTCCGCCTCATCTTCAATTTCTAGAAGATTAAATATGTGCCCTATGTACGGCCACATAAAAGTCGGCATGATACTGTCGACTATGGGAAAACCCATACCTCCACAACTTGGGGGAAGATAAATAGGCATTTTACATGCCTCGTTACGGAGAACTCCGTAGGAAAAACATCTGTCAAAGATGTTTCTAAAATAGCCTAAAATGGCTATCTTGAGGTTTTTATCCTCAAAGTAATCAAGTTGATTACTCAACATTCTCCCTTTTCCGAGAATAGAACTCCGATTATCGGAGTGTTCACGACTCATAGTCGTGAGTAGACGCGATTTAATAACGTCTATATAAACAGTCTCGAACTGTTTAGCTTTCCCTTTCAGGAGAGCGTGATCTTCACAGAAGATCAGGATCCTTCTGGAAATACCTTCCTTCCAGGAGAACTTTAGACCCATGTCTAAAGCAACTTGGCGCCAAGCCAAGATCCTATTGAGGTCACGCCTCAATGCTGCGAGATCATCCCCGCAGATAGCACATGGGTTACGACCCATGACTGTTAAACTCTCCGGCCTAGACCAAAGAGGGAGTTTTAGACTATAATAATAGTCTGAAATCTCTTCCGTAAGGATGAGAACTAACGATAACGTTAGAAAACTCATGGGCTCGCCCATGAAGGAACCTCTCTTATTGAGAGAACCAGGCGGAAACCTGGATTCCAAAGCTTTGAACTTTGGTGCAATATACATTGCTCTTTGTGATTTGATCACAGAGTAGAACACCCAAAATGGGTGTGATTTGGGAAGAGAATGGGTCAAACCATCCCAAATAGCCTCGATTACATCGAGGGAAATCAAGTCTGTTGCAGACTTGAGATCGGCAGATTGGCCGATTGGGTCCTGGTACTCAGGACCAATACTCTTGATGTATTTCAAGAATGACCACATTTTATTTGTGGATCTAAGCCCAATACGGGCTCTCCCATCACGAGCTATGATGGGTTCAGCCATAAATCTCATGGCTCGGCTCACCATCGTGAACCATGCTTGGTTCTTACCAAGCGGCCTGGTCTTTGCGCCAGGCTCAGCTAAGCAGTCTAGCTTAGTCATAGGCATAGATATAGGCCTATATATAAGGTGTTTCCTTATAGAATTATTCCGGATAATCGGAATCACCAACTTCCCAATGTGGAGGTAGTCTTCAAAATAGAAGACTGAGCTGTCGAGATCCGACAGAAATTCGCCTTGTTTAAGAGCGAATGAACTTGCAACGAGCAAGACAGCCTTCCCAAGTTGAGAAGGTAAACTCTCTTCACCGATGAGTTTAGTTGCTTTCCTTCTCTTTGAGGAAAGACCAGCACCCTCATAGAGTGCTTGAAGGAATGTCAATTCCTTTGTCTTAAGTCTGACAGACTTAAGAAGGTTAGAAAATCCATAAAAGGATTTTGGACGGGGAAACAAAAGTTCACCGTAAACATCTCTGATGTTAATTTCTTGAGAATCACTCTCAAGTATTAACTCACTAAGAGTTAAAGGGAAGGTTCCAGGTAACCTCGAACCTACACGTACCTCACTCATTGGTACGTCAAGAATCTCAATCCATTCTGAGATTTCGGAGGCAATACCTCCGTCTTTCTGGCTTTTCTCAAAACAGCCAGAAGTACTCACAGATATGTGAGTTTGGGTAGGCATTTCACGCATACCCAGTCTCAAACCGAGACCTTTTGAGAAGCCTTTAATGACTTCTAAGACCTTTGGGTCTGTTTTCCTCTCGTTTGAGAGGATATCCATTTGCTCAGCAAATGCTAACTCGCACATCTGGCGAGTCGGGCAGGGCAGAGCCCGGCCAAAAGTTCTAATCTGACAAAGATTAGCAAGTTCACGATCTGTGAACTCTTGTGCCGTTAGGCAATTTCTCCAAAAGGAGAGATGACCTGAGAACCAGGTCAATTCAACGGTCCCACTTAAGGGATCGTATCCCTGCCAAAAAGGAATGGTAGGGTGAGGAGCATTATGCTCCTTCATGTCGCTTAAGGCGACCCACTGTAGGCACCCCGCGAGGTCCTTCAGACCTTTGAGAAGTTTCTCAAAGTTAAATGGTACAAACACCATTTTCTTAGAACCGTCACGGCGTGTGACGAGTTTCCTTCGCCCAGAAAAGGCAAAGGTAACAAACCAGAGTTTGTATCTCTGTATACTTCTAAACAGAGAACGATCCCGTTTAACAGGATCGAAATACTGATTCAAGAGAACAGTATGCATGTTGGCAATCCAACATTCTTCGACAAATTTCCATTGTCGCTCGGACGCCAAGAGCATCCGCCGGTAAGTTGTTACCGGAAGTTTCTTTCCGATCATTTCGAAAAGACGACGGGAGCCAAGAACAGGCTCCTTACCCCTCTTGGGGTCGAAACAGCCAACGCCGTTTAATCCCACTTGGTAAGTGGCTAACCTCAAACAGAGGTCATTTATTGGATTTTTATCAATCCAATTGGCCAGCTTAGAATCTGAC